GTTTGGGTATAAACCTTTAAGTTTATCTACCAACTCTTTAGTTATAATAGGGTTTATTTTCATAGTTGTTCTCTAATAGGGGAACCTTCGAGATACTTAAACTAAATCAAAAGGTTATGAGGGAAGTGTAACCAGACATTTGCGATGATATGGAGGCAGGTTACTACCTCCAATACCATTACCGCTTTTCTAAATTTCACACTGTCCGGCGACACAAGCGAGTTCTTGCGTACCAGTTGTAGTGTCTTCTGTTTCAAACTTACCCAAATCATCCCAGTTAATAGTCTCTGGCATTTTAGCTAAGGCTTCGTCATATGCTTGTTCCGTGATAGCTGTGTAAGGTGCTTGCTTGTACACATGATCTGTGCGGGGCAAGAAGCTAATACCTGAACAACTATCTAGTCGATCCCACAGCCACTGACCTGCTGCAAGGAACTCCTCATCTGAGTAATAAATAGTCACACTAGGCTTATGCTCACACCAATGGTTCTGATAGATTTCCCACAAGTCTAGCTGTGTCTGTACGTTAAGGTCATCAACGCTCGTAGAGCCAGCAGGAGCCTTTATGGGGAACGAGAACACATAGTTATCCTCATTCATTACATCTTTCTCCCAAGGCACTCCAGCGTCCTTGAGGAAGGCTGAGATAGGATCTTTGCCATCACTACGTACTGTTCGTATGTACTGAGCTGAGAACCTAGCGTGTATACCTGACGCACTATCCACTAACTGTGATACAGTACCGCTTGGTTTCACGGCGGTAATAGCCGTAGACTGATTAATACCTAAACTCTCTGCCCACTTCTTGTTGGTCTCTACAGCTACAGCTTTAAGGCGCTCTAGTATCTCAGGTAAGATAGGCAGGTTAGGGTGATCAAACCACGTACCTGAATCTTGTTGTCCTGACATTACTGGATGATCCATGATGCCTGTCATACTTACACCGAGCAAGCACTCTTCCTGTGTGTTCTTCTTCCAGATGTTACGCACGTAGCGGAAGTCTGTTAAAGAAGACTGTAGGGTGCCAAGGATTGTAGCAAGCTCAACCTTACGTTTTAAATCTCCGTATGTATCGGTACTACGAATAACGATTTCCGACAAATTACAAACCTGTGCAGAGCGTAGGATGATCTCACTACATGGGTTAGTCCCAAAGTCGTGCTCAATATCTCTACGTCCGTGACGGGCTGATTGTTTCTTTGCTGCCTTGCGGGAGAAGATACCACGCTCACCTGCTTTAGATTTATAGAGAGCTGTCCACTCTTCTAGGAACGTCTCGAAGTCAGGGCGTTCATCATACACTGCACTATTGTTAGCGAGCGCACGTTGCGTATCAGTTTCCCACCAATTACCCGACTTAGCATGACGCATCCGATCATCAGAAAGATTAGACAGACTAATAAGCGCAGAGCGACGAACGCCACCCACGACAACAATCTCTGCAATTTTACATACAATATCATGGCATTCGATACTCGTTAGCTTTCGACCAGCAGCACCTTTGAAAGTGCTAACTGTAAAATCAAAAAGAGCAACAAGAGGATCAGCGCCACTAGAACGACCCCCGAATGTCTTGAGTCTTTCGCCTTTGCCACGTAGTTTAGAAATATCCCAACTAGGAACTTGACCCGAATACAAAAGACTAACCAGCTCACGGAAAGCTTTAGCCCAACCAATTTTACTGTCGCTAACATGGATCGTAGTATCTGTTTCATTAAATTCCTCTGCTACTTCTGGTAGTTTATTTACAGACTGACGTTCGACTGAAAAGCCTACACCAGTGCCACACATTAATACGTATAATATTTCATCGAACACTCTGATATGATCTACTGCTATGTATGAGCAGTTAAAGCCAGCCATGTTGTCACGATCAAGTGCAACACCTGCTGTCATTAAGCAGCGCATAGAGGGCATTACTTCTAGGTTGTAGATAGCATCATAAAGTTTCTTACCTGTTGCTTCATCTAGCTGTTTGCGTCCCTTCCAGAAATCAATATATCTCTGGACTGTTTCTGCCCACGTCTCTCGTCTGTTGTCGTCTTCTCTCCAACGTGCGTAACGTGACTTGTGTATGTACTGCTGATAACTATCCATTCGTGCCTACTCCCATGCAAACTGGACATGGCTTTGCAGCCTTATACAAACCATCACCTTGGGGTTCATAACCATATAATCCTGTGCCATAACAAGCTCTACACTTGTCTTCTTTTACTTCGTTAGTCATCGGTTATCACCTGAGCCTTTAAGTTTATTAGCAAGCTTACGCTTCATTGTTTTGTTCATGTTCTCGAATGCTACGTCACTTAGATTTAAACCCATGCGATCAACAAGCATTGCTAAGTACCAGAAGACATCACCTAGCTCATCACTAACTTCTTGCTTATGGTTTGGACGCTCACCGTCCCTAATTTTTTTCTTAATTTTATCAGCTACTTCACCAGCTTCAGATACTAGACCAAGAGTAAGATACTCAATGGCTAAGTCTTCAGGGAAGATTGCTGTGTCATTACACTTTGCTTGAAAGTAATCAAAACCTTCAAACATGCCTTGTAGATATTCGTAAGATACTTGGTTCACCAGTTAACTCCTTTAGTTTCTTTCATTAGTTCAATCATTTTGTTTAAGTACCACTGAGCTTTCTCTGCATCTTGGATAGGGTTCCCCTTTGTCCATAGTCGAGAGCCAGTGTACTTAATTAAATTACCATGGCAGTATGAGATAGCTTCATACTTACCTAACACATCNACAATGTAGTCAATGGTTTCNATCTCNCCNGNNTTNTAATGNNCNGGTNTGTTTACTGGGTCAGCGTGTACACTGGGTTTGNTTACTGGGTCAGCGTGTACACTTTTGTATCCCNCTTGACATGCCAAGTCCCACTCGTCTACTNNTGCATCNTTTATGCCGCCCATAATTTTACTTCCTTTGTTTCAAAGTTATATTCACCATCACGTAGTATACGTGCTAGTCTTGCATTCTCTATTGCTACCTCTTCACCTAAACCTTTAGATGCAAAAGCATCGACAACGGTTTTCCATGTTGCCCCTTTATCACTGAGCAGTTGCTCTGCTTTCTTAGCGCCTACTGTTGGACAACCTTTGTAGTTATCCGTAGAGTCGCCTACTAATGTTTGATAAAGAAAATTATAATCAGCTTCTTCTAAATCTACGTCCTGTACCTTACCATCAATCAAGTGGTATGCAGGAATAGTAAGTAAGTCTTTATCAAGTGACCAGATAACAGTATCAAAACTTCTACTACCGAGGATTCCTAGTAAGTCATCAGCCTCTAACTTGTCCTCAACCATGCCGTTATAATTTATTGCTAAATAATCTTTAGCGTACTTGAGCAGCATCGGCTTACGGGTAAGCTTTCGGTTAGCCTTGTAATACGGAGCTACATCTTTGCGGTACAGGTTGTCTCCTGAAAGACAGGTGATAACTTTATCACACCCTGACTGTGCTATGATCTTACTCATGAACTCTTCCATCGACCCTGCGACATCTTTCTCATGGGCGTGTAGTGTCCATATACCATCACCCCAATTGATAGGAGTCTCAGCAATGGTTGCAGCTTTGTAGGCTACAATGTCACCGTCAACTAATAGTGTTCTAGACTTCTTCATCGTCTTGTCCTTCCATAAATTTTTCAAACTCTTGTGCGTCCATAGTAATCATCGTGCTTACTTTGTTAGTCATCTTCCAGTGGATGATAGACTCAACAATCCATTTAAAAGCGAAAGCAAAAGAGACGGCACCAAAACCAAAACCTAAGATTAAATTGAGTGTACTTGTTTCCATAATTATTTCCTATGTTTTACTAAGCGCAGCTTGCGTGTTTTAGGATTGAAGCTAAGTAGCTGAACACCCATTTCTATTTGTTGTTTTGTCCGAGCTGTCTTGATCATATAAATCCCTCTATGAAACGTGAGTGTCTTGACATCGAAGAGATAAACTTCACCATCTTTAATAGCTACAATATCAATAGCACCTGAGCCACCGCTGTTACTAAAGACTTCAAAACCTTCGTCCCATAACCAAGTGATTGCGTAGTGTTCTGCTATATCTCCCATACGTGTTTTGCTAGTGAGTTTCTGCCCAACTACTTCCGACTTGGAATTCTGAGTCGAGAGGACATTTAAAATTGAATGCTCGCTCTGTTTCTTTAATGGCTGCTTTAGTGATTTCACCTATTTTATCCTCTAGCCCCTTCTTAACAAGTATCTGAACC